GCGGCTGGCGGCTGAGGGTACTTTGGAATTTTACGTTAACCGCGCTTTGTTCTTAATGGCTATCGATCGCTCGAGCCGTTACCATGTGAAATTTAGCAAGTTCTTAAGGAATTGGGACGAAAATAGCGTTAAGCATCTTGAGGAGCCTTTGGCGCCGTGGCTTGGATCGCGATTAAATAACGAATACGTCGACGCTTATATTTCACTCATGCCGCAAATGGATGCCGTGATTTTGAGGCTCTACGCTTTGCCCGATTTCAGTTACAAGGACGCCAGCGCCAAAACAGGAATCCCAATAAAGACCCTTTATAAGTTAGTTGAAAACGCATTAACCAAAATTCGTAAAAATGTTCACCGTACCCCCATCAATTCGGGCCCAGCGATTAGCGACGTGCACGGCCTGTAAACACTTTCGCCCGTCGACGTTAAGTTGTGGCACTATCATAATAGGAAACAAGCTCAGCCCCGAGGATTTGGCCGAGGCTGAGGAAAACAATAAAATAACCCACTATCGGCGGAAAACTCGGCTTTGCGGGTGCTACATGCCACGCAAAACGAAATACTCGTTATATCGTTGCCCAATTAATAAATGGGGGCGCTATCGGCTATCGGATGAAGAAACCGAATTACTACGGACCTTCATTTCGGGGCTTCCCTCACAGGGCTCGATAACAGGCCAAACGGTGCGCGACCTTGGGGAGTGGGTTTATAAAATGACGGGTAAGCGTATGAGTTGCGTTTCATGCCGAGGAGGTGAGCTCATTAGCTGGCTGAAAACGGAAATTAACGAGGGCGAATTAAGCGATTAGGGACGTTTTCGGGCAAAAGTTGAACGCTATTCCGTTACTATGGTATGAAAACTAAAATTAAAGCCCTATGGGCCCGAATCAAAGGCGAGTTAAACGAAATATTCGCCATTCGTAACACTAAACAAAAAAAAAGTAAGTAAAATGCCACTCCCAACGCGCCAACCTAACGAGGACCGCCACGAATTTATTGGGCGGTGCATGGCTGACAGTAAAGCAATTAAGGAATTCCCCGAGGCGGCCCAGCGCTACGCCGTTTGCCAATATCAGGCCGAAAAGCCTCAAAACGAAAACTAACTAAATGCGATTTGGCCGTCGGTGAAACACCAATAAAATAAGGAAAAACGACTTTTTAAACGATTACTAAAATGGCTCTAAACTTCCAAAAATCCGACATTAAAAACGCCATAACGGGCTCGGGCGGTTACATATCCGAAATAGCGCGCCGCCTTGGGTGCGATTGGCATACGGCCGACCGCTACATTAAACTCCACGAATTAACGGCCGAGCTTCAAATCGAGGATGAGGTCGCAAACGATCGCGCCGAGCTCAAGTTAATGGAGGCTATCGAGCGCGGTGAAATTGCGGCGATAATCTTCAGGTTAAAAACCAAAGCGAAAAAACGCGGGTACATCGAACGCCAGGAAATAACGGGCGCCGATAACCAACCCGTAATAACCATAAGCGCCAATTTATGAAACTGTATATTCCCGTAAGCGCCGACCAAATAACGTTAAAGCGGTTCGTCGATTTCGAAACGGCCGAGGACGATACCCAGCGCGCAATGATCGCTATTAACAAAAGCCGCGAATACTGCGAGGGGCTCAAGGCCGAAACGGTGCAAACGGTAATCGACCTTTTTTCTACGGCGTGCATGACGGGAAAGGATACCCACGCGCCGACCGTAACCGTCGAGGGGATTAAGCTGGGCTTTATTCCCGATATTAATAACATGACGTTCCGCGAGCACGTCGACCTCGATCAACTTTCGAAATCGATTTGGCTCACAAATGGCGATACGGATTACACGAACCTTGCGCAACTCGCGGCGATAATTTACCGCCCCATTTCTGAGCAGGTTGGCGACTATTATAACCTCGTTAAATACGATTCATCCAACGTCAAAAAGTACATGCACGCGATTAACGCGTTAACGATGGACCGTATACAAGGGGGCTTGCTTTTTTTTTCGAGTATCGGCGCCGAATTAGTCAACAATTCGTTGGACTCTTTGGACCGTCTGATGACTCAGGAACTGAGCACGATTATACCCCCTCAGGATTAAGCCGATGGGGGTGGTATCACATTCTCGAGGCTATCGCGGGGAATGATATAACGAAACACGAACTCGTTTTAGATACCCCAGCGACGGCGATTTTTACGCACCTGAGTTACATGCGCGATTATAGCGCCGAGCAAACGCGAATAATGAAAACGACATTTAGAAAATGATTCCACAAATTAGTTATAACGTTTTAATTGATAGGTTCCGCGCTTTCGCCGAGGCCCACTTTTTAATTAAGGGTTTCTCGCATGGGGATTTGTCCAATATAGACATTGAAAAGGAGGTCCAATTTCCTTGGATGCACGTTTTGCCCGTAGAGGTGGAACCGCGCGCGGGGACGCGCCTTTATTCGTTCGTTATCATTTTCGCCGATTTGCCACGCGATAAAGAGACGCCCGCCGAATACCAACGCGAATGTATTTCCGACTGTATTAAGCTGGCTGAAGATTTACTCGCCGAGGTTCAAAACGGGCAAATCGTTTTCGGGCCGTTTGTCGAGCTCGATGGGAGCGCGAGTATCGAGGTGTTTATAAATGAGTTTTCTCATACGTTGGTCGGCGTTAACTTACAAATGACGCTTTCGGTTCCTTGGGATTGGAGCGCGTGCGATATACCCGCCGACTTTACTATCGGGGGCTCAGGCTCAGGCGGTGAGGGCGTGGCGGTTGGGATTACGTTACAAACGAACGGCGTAAACAACGGGCTTCAATCTCTTTTGAATTTACAGCAAGGTACCAACGTCACGATAGTAGATAATGGCAACGGAACCGTTACGATAAATTCCACGGGCGGCGGTGGCGGCGGTGGGACGGTGACGTCGGTAGCCTTAACGGTCCCGTCGGCTTTCGCGGTTAGTGGATCGCCCATAACGGGAGCGGGAACCCTGGCGATTACAGGGGCGGGGACCTCGAGCGATTACATCGACGGAACGGGGGCGCTCCAAACGTTCCCAACGATTCCAACGGCTCAGGGGTTGCAAGATGTTATAACGACCGACCCCGTATTAACTACCGACAATACTATCGATTGCGCGACTAACGGGCTAACTATTGATGGGACTTCAAACTTTACGGTTAACTCAACTTCAAAAGTTGATATTAACGTAAGTTCGGACGCTGAGCTGGGTATCGATAGTAATTCGGTAACCATTGGCAAAACAACGGGAACGACCCAAACGCAAGTTTTAGTTGATACTACAAAGGCCGTCATAAGCGCGAGCGAATCGGCCTCAGCTAATGAGACCTCGTTAACACTTTTGCCGAATTCGGCCCGCCTTAAAACGCCAAACGTAAACGACGCGACGGCTACGGTCGGCCAGGTTCTCACGCTCAGTAACGCGGGAACGGGTGAGGTGGAATTTACCACGGTGGGCGGTGGCGGTTCGGTTACGTCGGTAGGCCTAACCATGCCGAGCGCGTTCACGGTGGCGGGCTCACCCGTAACCACGGCGGGAACGCTGGCGGTAACGGGCGCGGGTACGACCTCGCAATATGTACGGGGAGACGGAACCCTCGCCAACTTCCCGAGCACAGGCGGCGGAGGCGGGCAAATATTCTATTTTAACGGGAATATTTCACAAGGCACGATTGGCGGGACCGCTTTTTATGAATTAGGCACGGCGGCCAACACAGGCCCAGCGGCTAATTTTACCCGAAATACGACGGGCGTTATTGCGAGCTTTATAACGGACGTGAATTCGCCGAATCATTTAATTATCCCCTCGGGCGTTTGGACGTGCGATGTATATTTAAGCGAAACGGGCGGCGGTTCTAATAACGCCGAAATCGTGGCGGTTTTGAAGATATATAACGGCGCCACTTTTACCACGGTGGCAACCTCACCACTTGAGCAAATAACTAACGGAAACGTCCCCGATTTATACACGTTCGCCATATCGGTTCCGAATACCACAACGGCCGCAACGGACCGCGTCGTTATTGAGTTCAATATTCAAAACGCCAACGGTAAAACGGTTACGCTTTACACTGAATCCAATAAAATTGGCGAGGTGCATTCAACCTACGCAATCGGGCTCAGCTCATTAAATGGGTTAACGGATTCTACGCAAACTTTCGCAACGGGAACGGCGGGGACGGATTTCGCGATTAACTCAGCGGGAAGCGTTCACACGTTTAATCTACCAACGGCGAGCGCGGCAAATCGGGGCGCGTTATCGAGTGCGGATTGGTCGACGTTTAATAGTAAACAAAATTCTATTGGATTAACTACGGTAGGGACCAACCTCGCCACGCTCCCGAATCCGAGCGCGGTTCGTTACCTCAGAATAAACGCCGATAATACGGTCGCGGCTTTGACCTTGGCGGAGTTGAAAACGGACCTTTCCCTCGGCTCGGATATTACGCTCGTTGTGGCTTCAAACGTGGTAAATATTGGAACGACTTTCGAGGACGTCACGGGCTTAAGCTTTGCGGTTACGGCGGGTAAGACGTACAAATGGCGCGCGACGGTTTCGTTTGGTATAACGAGCGGCACGGCTATGCTATCGAGCAACGGCCCCACTACGACAATTAATAACGCCCGATTTACGCTTGCAACGAGCGCGACGGCCAACTCGATTAGCAACCAAACGACTTACGATAGCGGAACGAACGTAGCGATAACGAGTAACGGATTAGTAACGGCGGACGGAATTTTCAGGGTGAGCGCCTCGGGTACGTGGACGATTCGTTTTAGGTGCTCAATTGGTGGAAACTTTACAATAAGGGCGGGAAGCGTGCTCGAATATTCGGAGGTATTATAATGGCAAAACTCGAAACATATAAACCCGTTTTAGATGAATTCGGGGCGCGAGTGATTAAACGCGCTCAGGCGAATCTAAGAAAGAAAAGAACTATTCGCGGGCGGTCGGTGAACCGTGTTTATCGGGGTAATTTATTGGCCGCGTTAACTTGGGGATATTTCAAACGAGGCCCGCAAATATTACAATGGTTTGGAGTCAAGCCAAACGACCCAACGCGTAACTACGCCGACGTAATCGAAAAGGGACGCCGCCCAAATAACGACCCGAAAACGTGGCCCCCCGTTTCGCCAATTTACGAATGGATGAAAGCGAAAAGTTTATTTAAATCAGATAACCAAAAAACGAAACTTTGGGAAGCCGCGAGAATGGCTCGCCGAATCGGAACCCGTGGCATCGTTGGAATCGATTACATGCGCGACGCGTTCCAAGATGAATTTAGAAAAAGCGGTAAGGAATTCCGTTTATTTTATCAAAAAGAAATATTTAAACAGGCTCGATTAAAGGCCGATAAATACATTAAATAAAAATGGCGTTAACGATTAACGAACAGCCCTACGATTGGACGCCACGCGGCCAAAAGCTAATTTACGATTTAACGAGCACGAATAGCGGGAACGCTGGCTTTCGATTTGGTATTGAGGTAACGGATACGGCAAGCGGAAAGGTTTATTTTTTCTATTTGCAACCGAGCCCCGATGGACATATTTATTTCGACCTGAGCCCGCTCGTTAACTTGCATAATTACGAGGGGACCAACGTTCATATTTCGACGGCCGCAACGTATACGGAAACGGTGGGGAATGGGTGGAATCTTTACGAGTTAGTTTTTTCTGAATGGTGGATCGTTGACGGGGTTTTAACTCAAAACGAGGGCGTAGATGAAACCACCGAAACGGCGGTATTTAATGCGTATTATCAGCCAACGGACGGATTTCGCCCCAACGTTTTCGGGAGCTCAAATTTCGATATTAGATTTTCGCTCAATAGCGCCAACGCTTACGCCATGAGCGACCGTAAAACCAACACACACGTTTGGCCGCTTGCGGAAAGTATGGGCATAACGCTAACGGCGGGGCAGGTTTTTATACCGACGCTCGATAGCGATTACGGGTTATTAATGGTCCCTGGCGTTGCGACGTATTTATCGCCAACGCTTGCGGCTAAATATCGCGTTACACTCGTTAGCGCCACGGGTTCCACCTCAATATTGGACGTTAATTTCGCGGAAAACATTCTCGAGGGGATTCCTTGCGGTCCTCAAAACTTAAAAAATAGCACGGTCCCAAGCATGCCCGACCCAACCTCGAGCCCAGGATGGCGCTATTATATTATTCAATGCTATTCAAAGGCCTCAGCTCAGGCGAGCGTCCGTTATTATTTTTACAACGCCGAATATTACGGGCAATACGATTGCCGTTACGATAACGTTCGACTCGCATTTGTAAACTCTCGAGGCGGTTGGGATTATTTCAATTTTATAAAGAAAAGCGAAATAACGGATAACGTCGAACGTAAGCAGTTTAAGCGCGTTTTATTCAATGGAACGTCCTCAATATTCACACAATACGACCGCCAATTGTACGACCGCCAAAACATAGTAACTCAAACGCTAACCGTTACATCGGATTGGATTCAAGAAAACGAATATATATTTCTACGGTCCCTCCTCGCATCAAATCAGGTGCAAATTTTATCGGGTACGGATATGCGTCCCGTATCGTTAACCGAAACGAGTTTTTTGGAGCGCCGCGAGCGCAATGGAAAGTTATATAACGTAACTCTGAAATTGAGTTATAGCCAAGATTATTGGACATGATAAATGAAGTTCATTTAATAGTTAGAAGAGGTCAAAACATTGAGGGCGATTTCGAGGAGCCCTCGGACCCGTTCGCGTTCACATCCAATAAAATCGGC